TAACGGCATGAAGATGTTCCAGCGTGTAGGTATCAAGACCGCCTTTGAAGGTGATTTCGACACAGGTAACGTGCGCTACAAAGCGCGTGAGCGTTATTCGTTCGGCTTCTCTGATTGGCGCGGTATCTTCGGTTCCGAAGGCGCAGCGTAAACAAAAGGGGGCTTCGGCCCCCTTTTTCTTTTATAGTGGTTCGTGTATATTTGCACTATTCCGGGGTCCCCGGTATATCTGACAGTCCCGGCTGACGACATGCAGACAGATATGCCCAGTTTCTCGCATGTGAGGAAATTAAAATGGCATCTACTACCTTTTCCGGCCCGGTCACGTCTACCAATGGCTTTATTGGCAACTTAACGGGCAACGTTACAGGCAACGTTACAGGCAACGTTACAGGCAACGTTACAGGCAATATTGCAGGCTCCGGTAGCATCACCCACGCTACAACGTCTGCAATCAACGCTACAGCGACCGCTACTGCGGCCCAAGTAGCTACTGGTTACATCACTTCTACTTCTGCCGCAGCGACCGCAATTACTTTACCTACAGGAACCTTGTTGGGCGCAGCATTGGGTGCCGCAAAGGGAACTGTATTTGATCTGTATATTGATAACACATCAGGCGCAAGTACCGTAACCATTGCAGTAGCTACCAATGGCATTCTCTCTAGTGCTGCTGCGGATACTCCGGGCTCCTTTGGCGACTTAACCGTTGCTGCGGGTGTAACCGGCTTGGCGCGCTTCACGTTAATGTTCTCAAGTGCCACAGCATATGTGTTTACTCGTACNGCTTAATAAGCGCTTCTTATAAAAANCANTNTTTAAGTAGGAGGCGCGTATGAGTGCCAGCAATATATCGGCGGTACATAAGACAGCCACGGGACAGGCTATTAACGGTCGTACTCGCGTGGTAGGCATATATTTTACGCATGGAGTAGGTGGTCCCTCAACGGCTGAGTTTTTTGATGGGGATGCAGATACCGATCCCTTATTGCTAAAAATATCGACTACCACGGTGGCCGATTCGCAGAACTTTGTAATCCCTGATCAGGGAATTCTGTTTAAAGATGGTGCCCACATTAAGCTTGGAGCAACCATTTTAAGCATTACTATCCTGTTTGAAGGTGGGGCAGCAGCGTAATGGAAACGTCTACGATTGTTTTAATTGGGTGGAACACTTTAATTTCAGTAATTATGGGGTTAACCGCCATAGTTTATAAGCAGAATGCTGAAAAAGTACAACTGCAAGCGGCTGAAGTACAGCGCTTAGGTATTCTCCTAAACAAGACNAGAGAAGAGGTAGCCCGTGATAACGTTACTCAAGCAGAAATTGACAAAATTTCGGATCACATTGATCAGCGCTTTAACAAGCTTGAAGAAAAAATTGACCGGCTCATCCAACAACGAGCCTAAATAAGGAGATATGAGCATGGGATTTTTTGGTAAAAAATTTAAGAAAGTGGCTAAGGCAGCCACAGGGGCCATGGGCGATAAAAGTGGTTCTGTCGGTATGCTTGCCATGGCTAAAAAACCGGGCAAATTTAGCGGTGTAGCAGGAGCGCTTTCAAAAGCCATGGCAGAAAAAGCTCAACAGGGCGGGGAATCCATGCCTGCTCGTTCTAAAGGAATGGGTCCCATAGGAAAATTGATGCAGGCTAGAGCGACTAAAACGCCAATGTTTAAAAAAGGCGGCGCAGTGGCTAAAAAAACGGGTAAGGGCAAGGCAATGGGCGTTGCAACACGTGGCGGTGGCCGCGCACTAATGAAAGGGAAATAATCATGGCTGGCAGAGGAATGGGTGCGGCAACTAAGGGTGGCGGTGCTGTTTCATCAGGCCCCCGCAATAAAATGATTTCTACGCCAAACAGAAAAACCAGCGGTCCTGTGTTCATGGCTGAAGGTGGAGAAGTCGAAGAAGAAGGCGTAATGGGAAAGATTAAAGGTGTCGGTAAAGGCCTGAAGGATGTTTACATGGAAGGCGTAGACAAATTACGTGACGACTTTGAACGCATAACCGGCACGGAAAAAGGCAAGCAGCTGGACAAGGAATCGGAAAAACAAATGCGCAGAAGGCTCAGTAATCAGGCCATGAAAGCCACAATGCGAGACCTTAGAAAAGAAAGGATACTTGCTGAAGCAGGGCGCTACAAAGCAGGTGGCGAAGCTAAAAAAGGCGCTATCAATCAGCATAAGCGTATGGCTATGGGCAAGAAGATAACGGGTGGCGGTCGCTAAATGGCTACGTCGGGAACAACAGTTTTTAATTTAGAGATTGACGAACTAGTTGAGGAAGCGTTTGANCGTTGTGGCATGCAAATGACCAACGGCAAACAACTCTCAACTGCTCGTCGTTCTTTAAATTTGATGTTCCTTGAATGGGCAAACCGTGGCTTAAATCTTTGGACTATTGAATTAGCTACGTACAGTTTAGTGCAAGGGGACACAGAAATCTCTTTGCCTACGAACACTGTAAATGTGTTGTCGGCAGTAATACGTTTAACTAATCAAACGCCAGCCACTGACATCATNATTGAGCGNATCGGTAGAGAACAGTACTTAGACATTCCGGATAAGACTACGCAGGCACAACCCGCGCAGTATTATGTGCAGAGAACAAATATACCAAAAGTATTTTTGTACCCTACGCCAAATCGTTCGTATCAATTGAGGTATTACTACATTCGTCGAATTGAAGATGCAGGTGCTTACACGAATACGACGGATATTAATTTTAGATTCTTGCCTTGTATAGCAGCAGGACTTTCGTACTACATATCGTTGAAGTATGCGCCAGAGCGTACTCAGGGCCTCAAGGCAATTTACGAGGAAGAGTTTGCTAGGGCTGCGGCAGAGGATAGGGACATTGCAAGCACCTATTTTGTGCCGGACCTAGGAGCGTGATGTGGGTGGATTTGCTAGTGGTAAGTACTCATACGGGTTGTGCGACTATTGCGGTCAGCGCTACCGATACAACGTACTTAAAAAGAACTGGCGAGGGTTTAAAGTTTGTCCGGATGATTATGAGCCGAAAGAGCCGCAGTTAGACCCACTGCATTATCGTGGAGATTCAATTGCCCTATTGCAGCCACGTCCTGACCGAATTGAGCCTGTAGTTGTTTTTGTTGGAGTGCCCGGAGATTCTGCGTTTCAGAGTATTGGAAGCGCCTCCTCAACGGTAAATCTTACAAACATGAATGCCTTTCCAGAGCAAACGGCTGTACTTGGTATAGGGACAGTGGGTAAAACAACCATACTAATAACATGACATACGACGAACTGGTCACTAATATTAGGAACTACACTGAGGTTGGAAGCAATGTCTTCACTGCCCCGGTAATAAACACGTTCATTACGATGGCCGAGAACCGTATTCTTCGCGACATTGATTTGGACGTGTTTAAGTTAGAGGTCACAGGTACGATGACTTCTAGCAATAGGTTTTTAACCACACCTAGCAATATTTTGACGCATCGTTATTTAATTCTGACAAGTGCAGCTAATGAGCAGTTGTTTTTAGATTTTCGTGATACGTCGTTTATGAAAGAGTTTTGGCCCAACGGTGCTACTACAGGAACGCCTAAGTACTATTCTGTTTGGGATCAGGACACGTTTTATGTAGCACCTACACCGAATGCAAATTTCTCAGTAGAGCTTGGATACATTTACCGACCAGCGCAGTTGTCGTCTACAAATACTACAACGTGGGTGAGTAATAATGCTCCTGAAGCGTTGCTTTATGCCTGTTTGATACAGGCGTATAGTTATACAAAAGGTCCTTTGGAAATGCTTCAGTACTTTGACAATTCGTACAAGCAATCTATACAAGGACTTGGAGTGGAGCAGCAAGGTCGTCGTCGTCGTGATGAATATCGTGATGGCATGCTTAGACAACGTCTTAAATCGGAGACACCGGGGCCATGATGGGAAATTCTGGAGGAGCTTTACTAGGCGAAATCAAGGCCGTGATGGTATCTGGAAGAGGGTTTACCCCAGAAGAAGTTGCCGAAATGGCGTTGGAAAAAATCGTATACATCGGAGAAAGTTCTCATCCAGCTATTCGTGATCAAGCGGAAGCGTTTAAGGACCATATTCGTGTGGTATTAGTGCGGTATATGAAACAAGCGGTTGCTTCTCATAACACCACACTGGCAAACAAGTTTCGCGATGCAGGGCATCCCGAGCTAATTAAACTTTTGGAGAATTAAAATGGCTATTAGCGTAACCACAGCAATGCCTACGTCCTTTAAGGTAGAAATCTTAAAGGCAGTACACAATTTCACGGCTTCCACTGGCAATACGTTTAAGATTGCTTTGATGAAAGCAACCGCTCTGGAAGAGGGTTTACTCCAGAAGAAGTTGCCGAAATGGCGTTGGAAAAAATCGTATACATCGGAGAGAGTTCTCATCCAGCTATTCGTAATCAAGCGGAAGCGTTTAAGGACGATATTCGTGTGGTATTAGTGCGGTACATGAAACAGGCAATTGCCTCTCATAACACCACACTGGCAAACAAGTTTCGCGATGCAGGGCATCCCGAACTAATTAAACTTTTGG